ACTTAGAATTACCTGTACACGAAGGAGGTAAGTTTGCCGGAGTGATAGGTAGTGGTGATTTAGTTCTTGCTAAAATTCCTAAAGACTTTTCAAAATCTCGAAACACTTGGGTTAAGGAAAGAACAGCTAGACAACAACAAGCTGTAGATGAGAATGTTATGAGAGAACAACATCCTTCAATGCCTATTACAAAATCAAATCAGTCTTCCGTGTCAACTGGGAATAAGCCACAGTTTGACGAGTAGTGTACTTAATAAATTGGAGTATACATGGCTAATTTAGATGCACCATCTGGTGCAAGACCATTTCGCCATTTAAGTGGTGGCATGATTAGAGCTAGCGAATACAAAATTGCAAGCGGTACTTCATCTGATATATTTACTGGTGACTTTGTAAAACTATTGTCAACAGGATATATTGATGTAGCTTCAGCAGGTAATAGAATACTTGGTGTATTCGCAGGTGTAAAATACACGGCTTCTGATGGAGAAGTGGTTTACAAAAAATATTTTCCAACTGGTACAACAACACTAGCAAGTGCTGATGTAACAGCTTATGTGTATGATGACCCAAATATTACTTACAGAATACAATCAGCAGGTTCAGCAGATTTTACTGACATCGGTAATTTAGCTGATCATGTTGCAGGTTCTGGAAGCACAACAACAGGTCAATCAGGACATGAGGTAAGTGGAACAACTGGTACGGGTACAGCAGGGTTGCGTATCCTAAGACTCATTGACGATCCAGATAATTCAGCAGGAACAAATGGTGAATTAGAAGTTGCTATCTATGAGCATGAACTTAATCAGCATATTGACGCTGATGGAACTCCGGGAGTATAATTATGGCTGTTATATCACGATCACAATTAGCAAAAGAATTAGAACCCGGTCTTCACGCCCTATTCGGTCTTGAGTATTCAAGATGGGAAAGAGAGCATGAAGAGATCTTTACATCTGAAACTTCACAAAGAGCATTTGAAGAAGAAGTTCTTCTTACAGGCTTTAAGGGAGCATCAGTAAAAGCTGAAGGTTCTGCTGTAGGTTATGACTCATCATCTGAGCTATGGACTGCAAGATATTCACATGAAACTATCGCACTAGCTTTCGCTATCACAGAAGAGGCAGTGGAAGACAACTTGTACGATACGCTTTCAAAAAGATATACTGCGGCATTAGCAAGATCAATGGCATACACAAAACAAGTAAAAGGTGCTAACGTACTTAACAACGCATTTAACTCTAGCTTTCCGGGTGGAGATGGTAAAGAACTTATCGCTACCGATCACCCTACACTAGAGGCAGGTACACAAGCTAACGAGCCAACTACTGCGGCTGACCTTTCTGAATCATCTTTAGAAAACGCAATCATTTCGATTGGTGGATTTGAAGATGACAGAAGTATCCCAGTAGCGGTGCAAGCTAGAAAACTTGTAATACCAAAAGAACTTGCGTTCACTGCTCAAAGAATTTTGAAAAGTGAGTTAAGAGTTGGTACTGCTGACAATGATACAAACGCATTAAGAAGCATGGGCATGTTCCCAGAAGGTTATGTAGTAAACCACTACTTAACTGATACTGATGCGTTCTTTATCTTAACAGACTTAACTGATTCTGGACTAAAGATGTTCCAAAGAAGACCTTTGAAAACATCAATGGAGCCAGATTTTGAAACAGGAAATATGCGTTTCAAAGCATCTGAAAGATATTCTTTTGGATTCTCAGACTGGAGATGTATCTTCGGTTCACCGGGAGCATAAAGTACGAATTAGGAGGGGATTTTTCCCCTCCTTATTTTTTATTTCTAGGGATAACAATTATATCAACTGCCCTAGCAGACGATGTAGAAGAGATGATATAATTTAACTACGAGGTTTAAAATGGCTAATACAACTTTTAATGGCCCGGTTCGTTCAGAAGCCGGATTTAAAGTAATAAATAAAGATAGCACTTCTGGTGCTATTACAGAAACAGGAGTTAACATTAACTCAACTGGACAACTAGTTTCATTAGGAACTAGAAAAATTCAAACATTTGCAATTGATTTATCTGGCACAAATGCAGCGTCAACAACTTATGCTGACAATGATGTTCTAGTAGAATTAGGTGAATTAAATACAGACCACCCAGATGCTTTAGTAACAGCAAGTAAGTTTTTCATTCACAAAGTAGTAATTGGTGTTACAACTGCTGCTGCAAGTGATGCTAATTCTTTAGCTAACTTACAATTAAGTGCAACATCTGGAACAGCTACAAACTCTGGAATATCTTCTGGAACAGAAATAGTAGGTGCAGGCGTGGCATCATTCAACCCAAGAATATCTGCTACTGATTCAGTAACAGAAGTTGACATTGATTTAGATGCAACTGCGGGAACTTTCCATGTATTCGCTCCAAATATTAGTGCGGCAATAGCAAGTAAAAACTTATACTTAGGTGCAGGTTCAACTTGTGACACAGCTTTAACAGCTTTTCGTGGTACACTTGAGATTGAATACTCAGTATACTAATGAATATTTGTAAAACAATATCTTCGCTCCTATTAATTTTTAGGAGCGAGATTAAATTAATTATTATAGGAGGTAAGAATGGCTGATGCAGTAACTTCGCAAATTATAGGTGATAATGTTGGTGCAAAAAATATACTTGTAAAACTTACAAATATATCTGACGGCTCCGGTGAAAGTGCAGTTGCTAAAGTTGACGTATCAGCGTTAGCGGCAAACACACATGGAGATGCTTGCTCAAGAGTAAATGTAGAAGAAATATATTACGATATATTTGGCATGCGAGTAGATTTACTTTGGAATGCATCGTCTAATGTTATTTGTAAAGTATTAGGTTCTAATGGAGCACACACTTCACAAGGTTATATGGATTTTAGAGATTTTGGTGGCATAACTAATAACGCAGGTTCTGGTGTTAATGGTGATTTATTATTAACAACAACAGGTCACACTGATGGAGACCACTACACAATTATTTTAAAATTATCGAAAACATATTAGTATGGCTACCTCTGGAACTAGAACTTTTACACTTGCTGTAGATGAAATTATAGAAGACGCTTATGCTCGTATTGGCGGAGAACCTCAAACAGGTAAAGAAGCCAGTGTAGGTAGAAGGTCTTTAAATTTATTATTACAAGAGTGGAGTAATAGAAATATACAATTGTGGACAGTAACTGAGTCAACTCAAACTTTAACAGCTAACACAGCTAGTTACACACTTAACAGTCACACAGTTGATATAACAGAGGCAGTTATACAAAAAACTAATTCAGATTCTTCAATAACAGATTTTGAATTAGAAAGAATAAGCAGAGACGATTATTTAAAAATACCTAACAAGGCAGACACTGGTAGACCTTCACAATATTTTTTAGATAAACAAGTTACACCAAAAGTATTTCTCTATCCAACACCGGATAGTGCTGACGTTTTTAAATTTAACGAAAGAAGAAGAATACAAGATATTACGGCTTCAACTGAAACAGTTGATATGCCAGATAGATTCCTACCATGTGCAGTGAGTGGACTTGCATATTATTTAGCTTTGCGTAGACCACAGATAGAAATACAAAGAAGACAAGAACTTAAACTGTTGTATGAAGAAGAAATAAAAAGAGCTATGGAAGACAACAGAGAAAAGGTAGATATGATTATTAAACCAGATTTAAGGTATAATATTTAATGCCTTTTGCTACCGGTAAATATGCGAAAGCCATATCAGATAGAAGTGGTATGGAGTTTCCTTACAAAGAAATGGTAAAAGAATGGAATGGTTCTTTTGTACATAGGTCTGAGTTTGAGGCTAAACACCCACAACTTGAACCTAGAAAACACAAACCAGACGCACAGGCTTTACAAGACGCAAGAACACCAAAAAAATTAAATCCTGCTGAACAATTAGAAAATGGTTCAGTTAATGTATTGTTACAATCTTTAGGTGTTACTGCTAACGACAGAAAAATAACATCAACTTTTAAATCAGATAATGCTACTTTATTAGTGTCATCCTTGACTTTGACCGCAAGTTTAGGTAGTGAATCTGTAAGTGTCAGCTAAGATAGAATTATTTGTAGGAACACCTTGTTATGGAGGAATGCTCACAGAGGATTATCTTCATGGTATATTACAATTACAAAACTTTTGTTTAGAAAATAAAATAGGTTTAAACGTACAGACTTTAGGTCAAGAGTCTTTAATAACAAGAGCTAGAAATACTTTAGTTGCTAATT